TGCCACAGTCTGTGGGCGGAAGTTGCCAACGATTCCCTTACCGTCGTCGAAGATACCTTCGTTAGTCTGAGTACCAGCGGCACCGGCAGACATAGCGGCTGCGTCAGCACGGAACTCAGAAGGAATACCAATCTGACCCATAAACGCCAATCCAGCGTTACGAGCTTCCAAAGCAGCTTCTTGAGCGGCCTCAGCTTCCAAACCAGTAACTTGACCGTTCACGGCCTCTTTGACGGCCTTAGCCAAGTCAAACTTACCGCGCATCTCGGCGGTGTTGTCCCCGAGGGACTGCACCACTGCGGGTGCGGAATTAGTGTTTTCCATAATAGGAGTAGTTTGTGCCCGTTCAATGTTTTCCTCCTCGTCAGCTGGGCCAGCCTCCAATTCGGGTTCTTTTTCAATTTGCTCATCCTCTTCGGTGCGCCCTTCCTTCTCGTCCTCCTCGTCTTCGTCAGACTCGGGGGCCTCGTAGGCACGCTCCTCAGATTCCTCCTCAGCCACTTCCTCAGCGACGACCTCTTCGGCCACCTCTTCGGTCACAACTTCGTCGATGGCCTCGATGATGGCCTCTGCTACCTCGTCGGTAGACTCTTCAACAACAGGCGCTTCCTCAACCACGGGTGCGGCCTCAAGCTCTTCGATTGCAGCCTCTTCACTAAGTGAAAGAGCGGCATCCATAGAGCGGAGTCCAACCTCAGTTGTGGGGTACGCCCCCTGCGTCGTTGGGGACACGTCGAACAGCACGTCAACGCTTTCCAGCGTCCGTACGTTCAGCCCGTCCCGCTTTTCCCAGCTGTCCTCTTTGACTGTGAAGCCAAAAGAAGATGTGCTGACGATTCCCCGCTTGATATTCTCAGCGAGGTCCTTAGCGTAGCTCTGCTCGCCAAGTTCGAAGCGGTACTTGAGACCTTGCTCATCCACTTCCAATTCCAAGCCTTTCCCGGCGCGAGCGAGGGGCATGTTCATGTCGTGGTTAAACAGGGCTACCGTGTTTGCCATGTCCGTTCCGTCAAAGGCGCTCCTAGAGAGCTTCTCAACGAACGCACCGCCAATTACGGTCTCATCCTCGAAACGAGCGGCGTAGCCTTCCACGATGGTAGGCTGGCCCTCTTCGTTCCGTACTTCAAACTCAGACGTCAGGCTCCGGTTCTCCAGATTCTTCATCTGCGTCAGGGGTTTGTGCCGGCGCCTCGGGCTGAGGCTCCGACTGGTTTGTAATACTGTCTGCGTAGTCCTTCATGGAGGAGAGTGGGAGCTGGTTCACTTGGACGTGATGCTCGTCTCCGCCGTCGACAGGTCCGTAGTTTTCCTTAGCGCGAACCTCGTTGATGCTGAGAACTCCGTCACTCAAGAGAGAGTGATAGTATTCTGCGCGGGTCTTGAGGTCAGCCCGGAGGAGTGAGTCTACCTTGAATTTGGCCGACAAGCTCTCATCTTTCAGGAGCTTGCGTTCAATCTCAAGTTCGATTCTGCGTACCCATGGGAGGATACAACCTTGGTGGAACTGAAGGACTTGCTGTTCGTAGTTGCTGTAAGCAGTGTTGCTCTCCATACCCAGCATTGCGGGTGGGATAGCGAACATGCGAGCAATCTCCTCGGCACCGTACTTACGGCCCTCCAACCAACGAAGCTGGTCGAGTGGGACAGAAAGTGGGGTGTAGTTGAATCCGCCTCCGAGGATGGCGATTTTGTGTGCGTTCTGTGAGCCGGTATATTCCCGCTCCCACATGTTGGCCGCGTCTTGCATCTGCTCTACGGAGAGGTGCTCCTTAGTGCTCAAGATGCCGCCCAGCATTCCGCCGCTCTCAAAGAACTTAGCTCCGAAGTCCTGAATGGACTTTTGTGTGCGAAGGTTCTGGTACTGCGTGTGCGTGGGGTTCAAGCTACGGAAGGCCTTAATCTCCAACCAGTTCTCTTGGGGAACAGGTGAGGGGGCGTTCTTGTAGGCGTAGAACTTGCGTCCAGTCTGCTCGTCGATTGTCCAGTTGACCTCGGGAGCTGGAATGTGGTAAATCTCGCCGTTCTTGAGGATGTGCGCGTGGCCAACTCCGTAGAGTAGGGCGTCACTCACAATCAACTGCCAGAACTCGTAAGCACCCATCAGTGGGTTAGGCTCACGGGAGATGGCTCTGCGTACCGGGTGGTCGTAGAGCTCAACCGGGCTTCCCTTGTCGTCTTTGATGACGCAAGCCTCAAGGGACGCGATGGTGTCAGCGATTTTGCTCACTGAGCTATACACTGCGGTTAGTTGCAGCGAATCCTGTCCGGTGTTCAGGCCTGACGTCGAGTAGACGGGCAGCTTACCACTAAGGTAAGGAACAATGGAGCCAGAATAGCGCTCCTCCACGCTTGCTTCTCCACGGGAGAACAGGCGTTGGATGAAATTCTTATTATCTGCCATGTTTAAGGTATTAGGAGGGAGGACGTTGGGAGGGGGCCTAAGCCCACCTCCGTCCGCTACCCTCAAACAGTTAGTTAAGCCGGTTTGTTTCCCGGCATGAGTACAAATATCAGGAATGTGTAGTGACTCCTAGGGTTACGGTCACAAAATCAGCCCCCTCCGACAACCGCCATGAAGAACTCGAAGTCCTCCTCTGGTGGCTCGAACGTAAGGTACTCTCCCAGAGCCATTACCGCCGCAACTGCGCCGTCAATCTTGTCTCCTGAGTTAGCCTTGTCGGGCTTGATGTTACCGCTGGGGTCAATCTTCAGAACCACGTTACCCATCATCCAGCGGAGAACGGGGTCTCCACCGTGTGCCATAGCGCCGCGAAGCGCTGCCATCTCGAACTCCTTAGCGGGGAACGACATAGAGGCGAAGCCTTGGCCGAACGGGTCGCAGGGAACGCCGTCATCCTCAAGCTCTGTGATAAGGTTGAGCGAGTTCCAACGGTCGTAGGCGAGGCCCATGATGTGGTACTTGGCCATGAGGTTGTCAGGGTCGTGCTTGAGCACGCCGCCCTCCATGTACTGCCCCGAGATGAGGCGCCTGATGGCTGTGTAGTCTGTTACGTTGCCCGGAGTCAGGTGTACGTTGTCTAGGTCTTGGAACTGCGCATAGACGGAGGTCTCGTCTTTCTCGAGCCTGCGTCGCACAGCGCGTTCCGGTAGGAAGTAGTGCATCTTAACGCCCCAGCCGTCCTCCCCGTTGCCGGTAAGGATTGCGAGAGCCGTGATGTCGTCCGTGGAGGCCAAGTCAAGTCCTAGGTAGGCTTCTGGCTTACCCGTCTTGCGGTTGGCGGAACCTATAGGGGGTTGCGACAGGTTTGGGGTCGCCATCCAGTCTCCGTCAGGCACCCACACGTCAGCCGAGCCCATGAAGATGTTGCAGTGCTTCACCTTGAACTCGACGATGGTCTGACCGCCGTACAGCTTAGCGTTCTTCGCCTGCTGCAAGAGGTACTCCTCTGAGATGGAGGTTCCCATGCCCGGGTTGGCTTTCTTGAGCTCAATCGGGTCGTCCCACTTCTCTACGTCGTCTACTTCGTACGTCAGGATGAGCAAGCGGTCATTTCGCTTCTTACCTTCCAGTACCTGCTTGCCTGCGGCCATAAACGTCGCACAGGGGCCATCTGGGATGAATCCTGCGGTCGTAATCGCCAGCATGAGCGGAGACTTACGTGAACCCATAGACGATGCTAGGACTCGGTACAGGTCTCCTGTTTTCATGGCGTGGAACTCGTCCACTACGGCAAGGTTTAGGTTAAGTCCGTCCAAGGAGTTAGCGTCGCTGGACAGGGGCTTAATCATGCCCATCCTAGGGCCCATAATCTCTGCACGGTTCACTTGGAAGCGCTTTTTAAGGGCAGAAGACTGCTTTATGCAGCGTCCTACCTCATCAAACACCTCTTTGGCTTGGTCTCGCTTTGTAGCGGCGCAGACGAGCTGTGGGGCACCGTCAGCGTCCAGTGTAGCCATTGCCAACAGGATTGCTGAGGCCAACTGCGACTTACCAGACTTACGGGCCACAAATAGGTGACCTGTAGTGAATCGTCTCTTATTTACGTCTTCGTAGTGTACCCAGCCGAACAACTGAGCGACAAAAAACACCTGCCACGGGGACAGGATGAAGGGTTTACCTGCCCACGAGCCTCGTGAGTGTACACATACGGTTTCGATGAACTGAATATAGCGTGCAGCTTGCTCCACGTCAAATATCCAAGGAAAGTCCTCATCGGGGGACTGTGAACGCTCTAAGTCGTTCACAAAGCGCTCCGCAGCCATGATTATGTACTTCCCGGACACCTCCTCACCGGAGATGACGTCTTGGGCGTACTCAAAGGCGCGGTTTACTCTGCTTAGGTCAATCATAGGAGGCCGTCAATGGCGTCCCCTTCCTGAGCCTTAGTATTGGAGGCGCCGGCATTAGCCACGGCACCCAAGATTCGCGTTCTGTCCATAGGAGAGAGGCCTAGCTTAGCGCTGAGCTTCAATACTTGGTCCTGTGCCTTAGAAAGCGCTGTAAAAGCGCCTGAGACGTTGCTAGTACCGTTGTCGTACCGCTGAATCACGTCTTCTAGGCCGTGCACGTTGCGTGCAATGTTGATGTAGAGGGCGAGAGACTTCGCAAGCATCGTCACCGTGATGACATCCACCTGTTCAATCAGTCCGCGCTCCGCTAGATAGTCCACTACGAGCCCAAAGAGCTGCTCACCATCGTCATCCAGCTTAAAAATAGGCTGGAGGCCGGTTGTGTTCAGCTTTTCTACTGCGCGTTGTGCCTTTTTGCCCTCAGAAGTCTTGGCGACTCCCTTGGCGCTGGCCTTCATGGCCTCTAGCATGTCGATTTTGTTATTTTCCATTATTTTGATACTCGTTTGCCGGTACCACTGTCGGTGAAGGACAATCCTGCCCCCCATCCCGTAGTAGTCTTGACCTGCTCGCAGATTTCTCCGCACTCGCACAGGTCTACCGGATTTCCGTTGTCGTCAAACTTGCGGAGTACGCCTCCACGCACCTTTGAGGTGATGTTGCCGTTGACCTCCCATGAGGTTCCGCACTTTTCGCATTTGAATGTTGCCATAGTAGTAGTGTTGTGTGTTTTAGGGTAGAAAGGGGGACCCGAAGGCCCCCCGTTCCAATTATGTCAATCCGGGGATTGTTACGTTCTGGATGTCGTTAGACGCCATGCTAATCATGTTCAGTGGGTAGATGTTCTGAATCGAGGGGTAGATGTAGTTACGCATCTGTGCAAACCCGTCGTTAGAAGTATCCCCCATCAACCAGACCTGCGTTGCGTAGGCTGCGGCTGAGTTGTTACGCGCAAACGTCAGCTGGGCAGTAGAGTAAGGAATGCGGTATAGCTTACCGACCTTAAAGTTCTGCACCCACTTTACTGGGTCTGTAATCATCTTCTCAATCTCATTGTCCGTAGGCATTGTCTGGTCTCTACGGAGAGTGGTGATGGTCATGGCAGCAATCTTACCGTGGAAGCTGCGGTTAGAGCCGCGTCCGCCTACAGTAGTAGCGCCTCCAACAGCGCGGTCCATGCGTCCGCCGATTGAACCTTGGCTCCAGTTTGCCGCAGTAGACAAGTTACTGCCCACAGTGGTGAAGTTATCACTGTTGTCAGAAGTCATTAGTCGGATGTCAAACGCAGCAGCGAGGTTGGTTGCTGTAGCGTCACCGCCACTTAATCGTGTACCTTTGTGGGCAACGTAGAGGCCGAACCAATCAGATGTTTGGCTGTAGGTGATGTCATAGATTTTACACTCGTTCAAAGCGCCATCTCTGCCCCAACCGAAGTAGAGGTTTCCGCTGGCGTCCACTCGGCAGTAGATGTTATCGTCGGAGCTTCCTGCGCCCTCACCCACATTCCAGATGTGCTGGTTAGAGCTATG